TCGGAGGCTGCGGCTATCGACTTGGTCGAGACTGGAGAGGCTGGAGATCCTAACGATCAAAGGGAAATGGAGTTTAACTGCCTATCTGTAAAAGAACACGTTAAGTAAAAACCTCGTAACTCGTTGACTATCAGCGAGTTACGGCCCACGGGCGGCAGCTCCCCCGTAACTCACTATCAATCAGTCACTTACGACGATTTTTATATTCTAGATTGATTTGACTTCGAGACGCTGGCTGGTATCGTGAAGCGCCCCTTTATTTGGGGGGTTGATTTTGATCTGGGTTTATTTAGTTTTATTTGGGCGATCTGCGTTGATCTGGACCAGCCACGTTCGCGCCAATTATTTAAAATGTTTTGTGCGATCTGGGGCGCTGCATTATTTACGTTATTTCTTTCGATCTGGGGCGATCTCTTATTTACGGAATGCCGCCCAATCTGCACTTTTTTTATTGTTTTTTAACGTAGCCGGTGCAGCGAGGTAATAGTTTTAAAAACTTTTCGTATTTACCCCCGTGCAGAAATTGACTTTTTTTATAATTTTTTTTGCTGGGCTTTACTTCGATGGAGGGAAAAGACCAACCTCACTGTAGCAGCCACGTCAAACAAAAAGGCCGCAAATCCTTTAAAATCAAGGAAAACTATTGTGTGGGGTTTTTTATTATTTTTAATTAATTAATATGGCCAATCCACATTCCATATTTTAACCCTTACTTTCTCCATGTTCACCTCTATTATTCCCTCTTATATGTTTACTATGTATTAGTGGTAGTATATGTTGTAGGTATAAGGGGTAGGCTTCGATGGGAGGTGTTATATGTAGTAGGTATATAAGCGTATAAGTATACAATATGTTGTGGTTCTAGTGTGCGGCACCACAATATGTAACAAACAAAATGATTTTATAATTACAAATGAACAATATTATATATCACAGCCCCAAATATCAATCCTCGTATTCATATCCAAAATCCCCATCATTGTATAATCCTATTCTATATGGTGCTGGTAATCTATTTACCTTGAACATGAAGTTGTCTTTGATTATGATACATTCCTTAGCCTTGTGCTTGGTTGCTTTGATAGCTGATCGAAGGGAGCAGCCATGTTGGAACATATGTGGGAGGGCGTATTTATAGAGCAGGAATTTATAAAAATAAAAAATACTACTAAAATTGATGCGCCCATTAAAGAAATCATTATATGATCTAGCCCCAAATATATTATGAGCTAAGTTCTTATCTTCTTCTACCTCCTCTGGTCCACCAATTATTCCGACTGATAGACCAGTTCCCCATTGTGATATCACATATCTCATGCTAACTCCTTCAGTATCTTCGAACCTTTGACTGTGATCTTACGCTTACCATCTATCTCCATGAATCCGCTTCTTAGGAGGTTGTTCTCTGCATCAAGTTGGATAGCAGAGCGGGACATCCCGGTAACGGCAGACAGCATCTGGAGAGAGCTGGGACCGTTGGACTTAAGGACATCAAGGATCTGGACCTCCAAGTTGGTTAGGCCATGCGGCTTGATACCTAGAAGCTGTTTCATTTTAACCCAAGCTTTCGAGTCAATCCTTGGGTTGTTATTAATTTCACAGAACGCTTTGATCTCTAAAGCTCTTTTGATAGCGCTACGAGCGTTACCACGAACAGTGTCAGCAATCTGACTAAGGACAGACCCGTCGAATTGAACCCAATCAATCTTTTTCTGTATGATATGAGCAAGCTCTTTGGAAACATAAGGTTTAAAATCAACAATAGTCATACGATCCTTCAGTGGATCGAAGATCTTGTGGAGTTCAGTAGTCGCAAACAAGAAATTTTGTTTTTGGAATTCGAACGTAGCAAAACCTTCTCCAATCGAAACCTGCTTACTCTTGGCTCCCTCAGTATTAAATACCGTCAAGAACACTTCAACCAGATCCTTGGGGAGAGCGTGACACTCATCGAAGAGGACAGTGATCTCCTCACCAGCGATAGCTGGCATGAAGACCTGCTCAAAAAACTGTTGAGAATTACGGATTGTCCCGCAGTTAATCTCAAGAAGTTTTCTTTTGATTCCCCTAGCAAAATCTTTAGCGAACTCAGTCTTACCTAAACCTTTAGCTCCATTGAGCATAATCGGCGGAATGATAGAGCCAGCCTTATGAGCTTTTGCGTAAAAACCAAGGCGACCCTTGACCTCACTCTGACCTACAAGTTTTTCAAACATGGCTTAGTGGATTTGGAATTGGATAGTTTCTGTAGCTTCAGGCTCATCAGTAACCGAAGAAATAGTCAAGGATGGAGTAGATGGTTCTTGAATCTCAACACCAACATCCTCTATCCACTTCTTACTTACGGCCACCTTAGCATTAGGGCCAAGACTAGCGTTAAGATCAGAAAGTTTCACCTTGATGAAACTAGTTGAACCTTTGGGGCGACCACGACCTCGTTTTGTTGTATTATTCATGACTGGATTTAAGTTAAGCTTTTGTTCTCTGGGAGTCAATTTTTTTTTGATTAAAATATGAATTATTATTCAGACCAAGATCTTGAGGGCGAGGATCAGGAGTATTCTCCTCAGCTTCCTCCGCTAACTCAGCCATGATCTGGTGATACTCTTCATACTCTTCCGGGGTATTAAAAATGGGATGTTCGAATTCCATAACGAGGTTATTATGGATCATCGAACACCCCATAGCAAGGCTTTTTTTGATTAAATTTTAATTTAAATTACCATCGCGCTTTTCTTTCAACATGGCTTTTGCTAATATCGCGTAATTTACGATATCATCGCAAGCATCTTCAACACTTTCATTTGCAACCTTCAACTCCTTGTCATTAGTGAAAGACCTAATCCTTTGGATTTTATCAATAACCCTAAGTAGTAACCCTTGCACTGGATCAATCCCAAGGACAGATGCAGCATTGAAATTAGCAAAGGGATCTTTAGAAGTCTTCCCCCCAGTGTAATCATTGTTTTTTTGCCTCATAATATCCCTGCAAGTCTCACAGGTCTCTTTATGCATATTCAGTAGTTCTTCAGTTGTCATAAGATTCTTTTTCTTTTATTCTTTGTATATGTCTTTCCCACATTCCTTCGTTAGAATTATCCTTTTTATATTGTTCTATAAACTCTTCTGCTCTCTGGATTCTTTTAATCGCCAACTTAGATCTAGCTTCTACATATACTTGGAAAGGGAATCTAAACCAACAGACCAAACCGACGATCAAACCAAGGGGAATACCAATGATAATCGAACCAATTAAAATAGTGAAATTCTCAAATATCCCCTTCATACTTTACTTTTTAATTCTTTTATGGGCATATTATACATGTTGGCATGGACTACAAACCCATTCGATGGATCTATCTGGCCTTTCCTCATATACTTTGCCTTTTCGAAATACTCATCTTGAGGCATATAACCACACAACCAAATTGATTCGACTCCATGATAAGTGGCCGCTTTACCTTTTCCCTTTTTCTCTTTGAATGTTATTGAGATGAAGGCATAAACATCAGTTTTTTGGTGTTTACTGGTCGCAGCAATTGAGACTTCATAATAGCCTTCAACATCTCTGGTCCTCCTCTTTGTTTTAACCTCTATCTTTTTTTTGTTTTTTACCAGATCGTAATTGTATTTCTCGCTTCCCTCATCGCATGAAATATTATCTGCTTTTAAATGTCTAGCTAAAGCGATTTCACCCAGATAACCAGCTAAATTCCCGCCACCTGACGTGATTGAATTCTTGATGGAACCTAAAGCTTTAGATTTTTTTATTGCTTCCCTCGACATCCAAGGAAAATATTTTATTTTTTTAGGAATCACAGAAAATAATTGTTTTTTTTTGATAAAAATTTAAAAATTTTGCAAAGATTAAAAATTATAGCCTATATTTGGAAATATCACAGTCGATCTGGGCTTTTTGAGACCAGCTCACCAAACTTACTTAGTTTTTTTAGCTTGCTCCTTCTTGATTTTATCGTAGAACTTCCCTTTCTTTGAGTTGTCAACCATGAAGTCCCCAAAGGGCTGCTTTTTATTGAGTCCAAAAATTTCTTTTAACCTCTTTGTTTGCTCTGGGTCAAGGTTGACATCAAATTTGCTTTTGTTTCTATCTTGTTTCATAATATCTTAGCTTTTTTATCTTCTATAAAGCAACACCAGTATTAATAACTCCACAGATACTAGTGTCAAGATTAATATTTCTTGTATATTCATCTTTTTAAAGTTTTTTAATCGTTCCAGTGCCTTATTGTATTTGCGATGATGAATCCACACGTTGTTATGTGGACAAACCACCAGAACGTTCGGATGAGGGCGGCAAAGTCAGCTTCCCGTGGGTTGTCTGACACCCTCTCACCCATCGTCCTACACCATATTCTCCATAATTTAGATTTCAAATCATTCAGCACTTAGAACAACATAATCATGGAACTGCTTGTAGCTATCAGCATACTCAACACAAGATTTAAAGTCCCCTGCATGGTCCACATATGACGAATCCACGACAACAAACTTACCTTCTGGTATTGAGGCTGGCTCAGCACTTTTAGCTAAATGAGTAGAAGATATCCTCCAACCCTCGCCATCACTCTTAACAACTGTTTTAAATCTTACTGTATCAGCAGGATGAGCATCTTCCCCATACCAACTGAGCATTTTATCCAGTTGCCACTTAGTGAGCATTACATGGGCCTCTACATTCTCTGGCGAGACTACTTTAACAGTCTCTCTAAACTGTATTTTAGGCTCTTTATAGCCATGCCAAGCAGCTACACCCCACAAAGGGAGGCAAACAGATGCAAATAATAGTGTTTTTTTCATAATTTTAAAATGGTTTTCTTTCTTTAATGTACTTAACTAATATCTTCTCACCCCGTTTATCATATTCAAACCACCATTCTTCAGTGTATCCACCTTCTCTGGTGATTCTATATATGATGCGGCCTAAATCGTCTAACTCAAAATTCTCAAACATACAAATCTTTTGTTTTTACATTATTAACTTCTTTTCTTATGATGACAATAGGATCATTGTAAAAGTTAGCGTCTAATATACTCTCTTTGTTATACTCCCAATGTTTCAAAGCGTCACTTTCTTTATGGAACTCTGGTACATCTGCAACTGGTTGATAAACAAAACCCCTATCTTTTACGATTAAATAGACCTGCCTGTAACCTTTCATTTTTTAAACTCAAGCTTGATAGCTCTAGAAGTCCCTGCTAGTCCAAGGTAAACGTCATTCCCCTTTGTCAATGCACAAGTGGAGTAACCAGTGCCTAAACTCATGATGCCAGAACCCATTTTAGCTGTCAAATAACCATCACTGAATTCATGTTCATAATCTTTCCATTGAATCTCCTTAGTGTGAGGATTAATACGGAAACACTTTGTGTCAGCCCAGAATGCGCTGTAAAGCCAACCATCAGGAGCCAAGAAACCACTAAAGTTTTTATTTTTATTAGCCACCTTTAGGTAATCAGCTGGTAGATCAATCTCTTCGTAGCTATCATCAGAACAATCAATAATGAGAATCTTCTTGCCAACTCTAGGTAGACAGAATACTTTATTTACGCTTTTTACATATGTTGCCCCGACATACTTAACACTAAATCCAGAAACACCAGATGTCACTAGTTTACCCTCCAACAATGAGCTATCACCATTCTTGTCTATCTTGAGAATCTTATTGCCTAAAGCTGGAGGCATGTATACATTACCCTCTGAATCTGCAGCGGCACCCCACACATGACCAAAGAACCCCGGTTGTGGAGGAGTAAAGCAGCCAGTTTCGCCAGTTTTACTGTCCAAAGTGTATATTTTAAGAGTTTTAGTATAAGAAGGCATATAAATGATACCATTTGCACCCTCAACCCCAGATCTAACCTGTGGACAACTTTTGAATTTCTTTTCGAGTGTTATAGCCCCCGTATCTCTGTTTAAGCGACCTATAGAGGTTGAATAAGCTGGTAAAAAGTAAGTGAAACCGTTAGAAGACTCTACATTCCCTATAAAACCCTTGTATCCTGTAGCATTTCTACTAATAGAATCATTAGAAGTGTATGTTTCTATATGCATATCGGATTTATAACCCAATGAATGAATTACACCTTTGTTATCCATGGCCATGGTTCGTGTCTTAGTGAGGTTACCTTTGATCTCACCAGACAGATACTTAAACATCGGCCAGAAAACCTGAACGCTAGTCTCAGCAGAGGTTTCGGCACTCGTGTATTCGGCAGAGGTTTCGGCACTCGTGTATTCGGCAGAGGTTTCGGCACTCGTGTATTCGGCAGAGGTTTCGGCACTCGTGTGTTTCTTCACAGCTGACTCCATCAACTCAATCTCACGAGCCTCAAGCTCA